CCCGGATCACGGCGCAGGGGCGGGCGACTTCTCTGGCGCAGTTTATCGTAGGCGGCGGGCGACGCGGCCAAAGGGGCGTCTATGTCGAAGTCGCGCCCGGCAAAGCCCGCCTCATGAAGAAGGCTTTCGTGATCCCACTCCGGGCCGGAAACGTCCTGACAGACACGCAGTATAACCTTGGATTGGCGATCCGGCTCCGGCCCGGCGAGACCTTGAATAACAAGATGTTCGCCAAGCGGGTGGAAAGTGGGCTATACTTGCTTTACGGCCCGTCCGTATCGCAGGTTTTCCGGTCCAACGACGGCTCCGGGGTTGCCTCATCCATGACGCCTGAAGTAGCCAAAGACGTAGCCGACGAATTTCTCCGATTATTGGACCGATGACATGCCCTTAGCGAACCCGATCAGATTGGAAGTCCACAAGCGCCTGACAGACGCCCTGAAGCAGATCAACCCGGCGAACGGTTATGCGGTCGATCTCGAAGAGCATGTCTACCGGGGCCGGATCGTCTTCGGTTCGGAGACCCCACTCCCGGCGCTGGCGATCTTAGAAGTCCCGATCCCGCTAGACCAACCCCCGTCGCCCTCGACATCGCCCGTGGCGACCGGGGCGTGGGAGCTCATGGTGCAGGGGTGGGTCAACGACGACAAAGAGAATCCAACCGACCCGGCGCACCTTCTTATGGCGGACGTGAAACGCTGCCTCGCGAAAGAGCGGCGGAAGATGGATTGGGACAAGCCCGAGGACGGAATCTTGGGACTTGGCCGCAACGTCACAGGCATGTATATCGGGGCAGGGGTTGTCCGACCGCCTGAAGAGGTTTCTGCTAAAGCCTATTTCTGGCTGACGATCACACTGGACTTGGTGGAAAACATGGAAGACCCTTATGAAGATTGAACGCAGAAGCCACTGAAAGGAACACGTCATGGCAAAACAGAACTACACTCTCGGTCGAGGCAAAGTCTTTGTCTCTCGCTACGTGAATGGCGTAGCCTCCGGGGCATACGATTACATCGGCAACACGCCGGAGTTCTCGCTGAACATCGAATCCGAAACGCTGGACCATTACAGCTCGGACGAAGGCATCCGTGAAAAGGATGACTCCGTGCCGCTGGAAGTGAACCGCACCGGCTCCATGACCACGGACAACATCAACCCCAAAAACGTCGCTCTGTTCTTCTTCGGTTCGGAGAGCACGCTGACGCAGGCGTCCGTCGCTTCGGCAACGGAAACCTTGACGGGCATCAAGGACGGCAGCTCCTACAAGCTCGGCGTCACGCAGTCGAACCCGGTGGGCTACTTCGGCATCGACGAGACCGGCTTTGCCGTGGCGGTAGCGCCCGGCGGCACGGCACTGGTCGAGGGCGTGGACTACACGATGGACTTTGCTAATGGCATGATCCAGTTCATCGAAGGTTCGCTTATCGCGACGGACGGCACGGACATTGAAGTGACTTACGCGGTTGCTGCATCGACTCGTTCGCGCGTCATCTCCGGTTCGGAGCCCGTCGAGTGTGCGATCCGCTACACCACGAAGAACCCCAAAGGCGAAGACTGCCAGTTCTTCTTCCCCTACGTGAAGTTGACGCCCAACGGTGACTATGCTTTGAAGGGCGATGAGTGGCAGCAGATTCCGCTTTCGATGGAAATCCTGAAGCCCCTGAGCGGCGAAGCGATCTACCGTGACGGCGTGCCGACGAGGACTCCGTAAACCACTGGACGGGGGTTTCGGCCCCCGTCTCCAACCCTCTCCAATTTTGACCAAGGAACACACTATGGGAAACCTCAAATCCATCCGCATTACGCGGGAGGCTATCGAACTTTCGGACGGCCAGAGCTTCGACGTTCGGGCCATCTCCACGAACGACCTCATGACGATGGTGTCTGAACACGGGCCAACCCTCGGCCTGCTCTTCGCCAAGTTGACTTCCGGGAGTCGTGAACCCGGCTCACTGACGAACGACACGGTGCAGCAGCTCATTTTCGATCTGGCCCAGGAGTTCCCGATGTTGGCCGCAGAGGTCATCGCTCTGGCCGCAGACGCTTACGACGAAGAGGGCGTGGCAATGGCTCGCGATCTCCCGGTCACCACGCAAGTCCTCGCAATCGAGAAGGTCTTCCACCTGACCTTTGCTTCGGAGGGCGACGTAAAAAAGTTCATGGAGTCCCTGACGCGGATGCTGGTGGGGGTATCTGGGGCTCTGACGAACAGCGCGGTCCTTCCTTCGGAGAGTGGTATTGGGGAGTAAGGCGTCAAGCCAACCTCTGCCTGAGCCACAATCACATCGACGCTTTCGACTACCCCTTGGGGCGGTTGTCTGACGAATCGGCTTTCATTGTCTCGCGGGAGAATGGGCGGATTACGACAGAGGCGAATCTCCTTCAGCTCTGTATTGCTGGAATCTTGTCGCCAAAAGCTCGGACTGCGTTTACAAAGCAGGTGCAGGCCCTTGCTGTTGAATCGAAACCAATAGAGGGTCTGTTCGGGGAGAGCACAGCGAGCATGGGGCTCTTCGAGGAAGAATAAGGAGCTGCCAATGGCGCGGAAAGATGTAGACCTCGTTATCCGGGCCAAAGACGAAGCCGAGAACGTCGTCAAGAAAATCACGAAGGCGCTTAACGGCTTCACCGACGCACAGTCGGGTCTCCAAAGTAAATCCGAAGGAACTGAAGGTTCGCTCCAAAGTCTTGGGGCGGCCATCGGCCTTTTGGATAAGAGCCTGAAGGGGCTCGACGTAGGCAACTCCCTCACGAAAGACATGGACCGGGCCGCAGGAGCAGTGGCCCGGCTCGAAAAGCAGGTGTCCTCGTCACAGGCAGAGTTCACCGATCTCGACCGGCGCGTGAAGCAGGCCGGGACGACGACGGAACGATACCAGCAGAAATTGGACGGGGCGACAGCCGCGCAACAGCGCCAGTCGGCAGTCGTCGGCAAGGCCAAGAAGGACAGCAAAGAGCTCTCCCGGGCCTACGAGGAATCCGCCGGAGCGGTTGAACGACTTTCCGCGAAATACAATGAGCTGCCGACCAAGATAAACAAAGTCCAAGGGGCTTTCGACAAGGCCAGCGCCCGGGTTTCAGAGCTGCGCGGCCAGATGGAATCCACGGTCACGCCCACCAAGACGTTGACGAACCAACTGGCGGCTGCCGAGCGGAACCTGACTACGCAGTCCGGGAAGTTGGCAAAGCTGCGCGGCGAGTATTCAGCTATTGAGTCCGAGGTGAAAGCCGCCGGATCGGCAGTGACAATCTTCGCCGGTCAGTCTGGGCAAGCTGCGCAGAACCTCGTCCGGCAAGAGACCGTTCTGAAGAAGATTTCCGCGAACGTCTCGGAGCTGGGCACGAAGTCTAAAGTCGCGTCAGCCGACCAGAATCGGCTTGAAGGCAGCCTGAGCAGAACATCGTCAGCCCTGAACAGCCAGATCAGCCAGCTCGAACGGGCTGAGGGGTCTTACGTCGAGCTGGCGCAGGCGGCAGGCAAGTTTGACGCGGCGATGAAGGAGGCCTCATCTGTCTCGAAGGGGAACCTAGAACAACAGCTCGTGAGCCAAGGTCTCGCCGCCAAGAAGGCACGCGAAGATTTTGAGCTGCTTCAGAACAGCGCCCGGGAGTATGCGCAGGCGGCAACCATCGCCGGGCCGCCGACGCGCGAGATGTCCCAGCAGATGCAGTTCCTCGCCCAGCGGGCGAACGAGGCACACCTGAAGCTCATGGTTCAGCAGGACACACTGAAGGCTATGGGGATGGCCTACCGGGACGTGTCCACGGACATGGATTCGGTAACGAACGGCCAAGCCCGGTTTATCGCCCAGCAGGACAAGCTGGCTGCATCCATGAAAGAGGTTGCCGGAGAAGGGTTCCGAGAACGTCAGGCGATCCGGGGCGTCCACCAAGAGGCAGGCAAGGCCGCAGGGTCGGTCGGCAAGTTGGCAAGAGCCAGCAGCAATCAAGCGAACGCAGCGCGACGAGGGGCCACGGAGACGGGCCGCTTGGCCGACGCCTACCGTCGCCTCTACGGTGAGTCCCGGAAGTCCCTGAGCTACACGCAGCGCCTCCGGGGTGAAGTCCTCTCACTGATCGCGGCATATGGCGGCTTCTATGGTGTGGTCAACTTGCTCCGGCAGGTAGTGGACGCCTACCAGACGCTCGAAGGTGCTCAGGCCCGCCTGAACGTGGCGCTGGGTGGCGGTGTCGAAGCCTCTGCCAAGGAGATGGACTTCCTGCGTAGGACGGCGGCCCGGCTCGGCGTTGATCTCGGCACGCTTGCCACAGAGTATTCCAAGTTCGCCGTCGCGACGCAGGGCACGAACCTTGCCGGGGCGAACACACGCAAGATTTTCCTTGCGGTAGCTGAAGCGGCCCGAGTGAACCGGAGCACCACGGCAGAGATGTCTGGCGTTTTCGTAGCCCTGACTCAGATCGTCAGCAAGGGCGCGGTCCAGATGGAAGAGCTCAGGCAGCAGCTCGGGGATCGTTTGCCGGGTGCGATTCAGATCATGGCCGATGGCCTTGGGGTTGGCACGGCAGAGCTCATCAAAATGATGGAAGCTGGCGAAGTCACAGCAGACGCGCTGGTCCCGTTCGCGGAAGAGCTCTCCAAGCGGTTCGGCCCGGGTCTGGCGGAAGCCCTCGCATCCACGTCGGTCGCCTTGGGCCGCCTGAAGAACGCAGCCTTCCAAGCCCTGATCCAGTTCGGAGAGGGCGGGTTCATCGACGCCTTTGTTGATCTGGCGAACAAGCTCACGGCGGTTTTGCAAAGCGCGGACTTCGCGGCCTTCCTCGGGAAAGCCTCGGCAGCGTTTGCGGTTCTCCTGAACACACTCGGCGTGCTGGCAGACAACTTCGATCTGGTGGTCGCGGCGGCAACCGGGTTCCTCGGCTTGGCGCTGACCCCTTTGATCGTCCTGTTGGTCTCCAACTTTGCCAAGCTGCCGGGGGTTCTCGCGAGCTCTGCGGTCGGCATGGCGAACTTTGCCCGAGGGACTTCCGCAGTGGCCGGGACGGCGGGGGCAGCCGCAGCGAGTGTGGGACGCCTCACGCTGGCCGTCCGCGCCCTCATGTCGTCCACCGGGATCGGCCTCATCATCACGGCCATCTCCGCTGGCATCGGCCTATGGGCCACACGCGCAGACGAATCGTCGGAAGCCCTGACGGACCACCGAGCCATCATCGACGAGGTAAAAGATGCCTACGACGCAGTGGGTGGTTCGGTCGAAGAGTGGAAGAACACTCTCGCCAACCTCACGGAAGCTGAGGCCGTAGCGAACCTGCGCCGGGTCGAACAAGCTGCCGCAGACCTCATGTCCACCTTGGAGATGACAGCAGCCGGGAACGACTCCTTATGGACCAACTTCTTTGGCTACAACCTCTCTGCCGGGGCTGAGATTTACAGCGTGTCCGCACAGATTAAGGACGCCATCGAGGGCGTCGTTCAGGGGTTCAAAGACGGCGACGTGGAGGCTGAAGATTTCATCGACGCCCTCGACGACGTAATCAAAGAGATGGGCGACGGCAGCGACGAGTCTGTCCGTTACGGGGAAGCCGTCATCAAGGCCGGTCGGGCAATGCTCTCGGCCCGAGATGCAGTAGAGGACGCCCGGAACGCCGTTCGGGCAACGAGCGATGATCTCGACGAGGCCCAAGATGGTTTCGACGCGCTGGGCAACTCCGTGGACGAGGCGGGCCAGAGCCTAGAAGACATCGCGGCAGACAAGGCCGAGAAGTTCAACGAAGCCATGCGGAAAATGGGCGAGGGGATCGAATCGGTCAACCGCGAGCTGGAATACATCGAAGCCTCTGAGGCCATCGCCAAGCTCGGCCAGCAGGCTATCGAGAACGCCACGAACGTAGACCAGCTCACGGCAGCTCTGGAACGCACCAAGGCCGCGCAAGACGCGCTGGACGTGGAGTATGGCAACAACGTCGCCGGGTTGGCCCCGGGCAGCACAGGAGTCGAGGCCGCAGCAGCCCTCCT